TAGAGGGAGATTTCTCCTTCCAAATGTAATCAACCTTCTTCTTGAGCTTCTCCAATGTCTCCTCCACTTCGCTCCATGGAATCCAGTTGGCACGTTGGACACCTGTCATCAGGTTCTCCTTTTGCAGTGCGTTGTATTTGTGGGCATCCTCCATCATCTGTGTTCGGTAGGTATGATGTACATCACCAGTCGTGAGGGCAACCAACGCAGAGAGAATAGTCTTTCGTACGTTATACTTCACCGTCTGTAAATGAGCCATTACATCTTTGACATGCGTCGTAAAAAATTTATGATCCATCTCTGCCGTCCCCCGTAGGGTTCGGTACAAACACGTGATGACGTTCTTGTACGTCTTGACAGATGACTCGGACAGGTTCGGACGGTTCTCCTTGATTGCTTCTACCAGTTTTTCCATTTCTATTCTATAAATAGAAATAATATTTATAGAAAATGCCTACACAATAAACACGGATTGCTATAAATAGAAGTTTCTTGATAATTTCTATAAATAAATACTGTATATACAGGATATAAAACGTTTTATTTACTATAAATAGCTATTCTATATAGAGAAATCATTAAGAAACTTCTATTTATCGCAACGGCTAGATATACGCTGTGTGTTTTGTAAATAGATTTTCTGTTTATAGAATAGAATGTTTAGCCAATTAACTCCGGATCAGCGATGCGAACTATACGAACGAGCCATGCGTGGTACTGAACCGCAGAACGATACGCTCCTCTCTGCAATCCAACAACAGACTTCTATCTTGCGTCAGATCCTCTTCAAGCTGGAGAAATTGTTGAACCAAAAGTCTTCACTCCCTGTAGAAGATGTTTAAAGTAGGACGTAAGCAACAGCACATAGCGTACGGCATCGGTGGTGACGTGCTCAATTGGCTATTAGGATATGAGACTGTACGTTTCAAACAGTTTCTTAAGGCACATGGTGCGGAAGCCATCACCTCGGTCAAGGTCGGTAGGACACCCATCGCCAAGGCTGTTCGCCTAGGGTTTGATATCCTTTCCGCTGGACAGTTTGAAGAAGCCCATAAGAAACTTGGCGTTGATAACTTCTTCCATCTCTACTTGATCCTGAACGACAAGTACGTATTGGAGAAGAACGAGACGATCAATGAAAGGGCATGGTCTCCTGGAGCACAAGGGGAGGAAGTTCTCTCAGTGGCGGGTGCCGTCAATAAGACGATAGATGAGATGATACAAACGGCTTCCAAGGGCGATGAGAAGGCGTTTTGGTTAGATTACAACCCATTGGGAAATAACTGTCAGCAATGGGTTAGTAAGGTATTAAGTAAGAACGGGCTTCTTACGGATTCCGTTAGGAAGTGGGTGAATCAGGATATGGAGGCACTCATCAAGGAGCTCCCCCATGGGACACAGGAGAAGGCTAAGGAAGTGACGGACTTCGCCTCGGTGATCAATCGCATCTTACAACTTACTACGGGGGGTCGTGCCGGTTTCGCTATTGGCGACATAGATCTCAGGGATGAGAGGCAACTCTTGAGACGACCAAAACGTAATAGACTTCCCAAGCCCTTCGGCCATATTTAGTAAGGTTGCAACGGGCAACCCATCTTCTCCGACATGCTCGGTCTTGATCGTCGCCGTAGCCTCTTTCGCATTCTCAAACGCTTTACGTAGTTCTTCTTGTGAGGCAGTAGCCGTCTTCCAAGTGGGAACAGAGCTCATTCTATACATGTAGCAAACATTTTTTGTCAAAAAATATTTTCTCCACGAACAATAGAGAAATGTCCGATCTATCTAGTGATAGTGGTTCCGACTCCGACGACCAGACCCAAAATGTACCGTCAGATGACGACACTCCCGTGTCCCTTCAGGAAATTAACGATTGCATAAGGGAGTATGAGAAGGAGCAGAAGCGAGAGCGGAAGAAGCGGTGGGATGCTGGGATTAAGGTGGAAAAGGTAGTACTTGATAAGGAAGTATATGAGAAAGCCGTGGGACTGACCCCTAGCCAAATAAAGAAGCTGGAGCGGGAACAGGCACTTAAAGATAAGAAGGAACGCACGGAGGCTCAGCGTCGCCAGATTGAGGAGGCACGTCAGGCACGTATTAAGAAGCTACAGGATGCCAAGCGAATCCAGGATAAACGGATGAACAAGGAAGAGGCTGGGGTAGTGGTGAATGTCAAGAAGCCATCATCACGAAAGCCCAAGGTTCCCGAACCATCCGATGAATCAGAGGAGGACGAACCTCCTAAGAAGTTCCAGGGACGGAAACCGAAACTGGAGATGGACGACCTAGACGAGAAGGTTAAGAAGCTGGAGAAGCTTAATACTGTGATAGAGTCCAACAACCCATGGTTGGCTCGTATCCTGGAATCTCGTACAAGGCATTAAAATAATTTATGGCCTATCATTAGAATGTTGATTCATCCTGATGATATGACACCTGCTCTGATCCCTCGGTTCGTTTTTGAGTTGGATGATTATAACAACGACAACTCCTATAAGGATCGGTTCGTGCAAACGATGAAAACCTTTGATCAGACGGATCTAGGCGTGATGGTCTTTGTCTGTGGTGAGGACAATGATGAGATCACTCTGTACGATCCCCAACCCATTAAGAACCTCGTCCTGATTGTGGAGGAGCTATTTGAGCTATTGACCTCCAAGTACTTTAATGACTTCGTGAATCATGAGAGCTACGCTTCTTCTCTTTGTTCATCTCCTCCACCCATCTAGCTCTCCATTTCGCTAGGAGCGGTGGCAATGGCTTAGTACATTTCTTATCAAACTCACGGAGCTCCTGTTCCATCTACACTAGGGATAGAGAATTATTTAAGTAGGGAAATCCTGTAGCCGGTAGGTATATCTATTTTCAGAATTAGTAGGAATAGTAGGAAAATCTAGGGGTTTTTTATAAACCATTCTATAGAAATAAAAACTCATATGTACTTTTCAAAAAATGGAGAGATTTTACTACTAATTCTACTAATTCTGAGACCTATAAAAAGACCTATAAACCTTTTCGTTTCATAGGTCTTTCTAATACGTTAGACGACTCATTCCTCATCCTGGAATACTCGTTGCTTGATAAGATAGTATTCCTTTCCCATGCTTCCCGCAACTCCTATCTTGAGCTCCTCCCGCATCTGGTAGTGAAATGCCTTTGCACCCATTCCAGTCTTCATGTCCCTCTTGAACATCGTATGAGCATCCGCTTTGGTGATGCGGGTGTCCTCCTCGCCTTTCTTCTTGCGAGGGAGCTCCTCCATTGTCTCCATGTACTCACGGAGCCAGACACGCACCTTGTCCTCATCATCCAGGCACTTCTCCGTGGATCGCAGAACAGACTCTGGGTAATGGAAATCCGTGAAACTACAGGCAGTCTCCCACATCATCAGAAGGAACTCATTGACTACCTCTGGCTGTGCGATTCTATCACTCAGGGTGACATCTGCCTTCTTCTCTCCAGCCTTCGGCTTCTCTGAAAAGGTATTGGGATAATCAACCTTCATGAAGCGACGACGAATGCCACCATCCACCTTAGTCAATTCAGGAATCAGATTGCAAAGGAGAAAGGAGGTGAAGGTAGGAATCCACTCCGTGCTCTCCTCGTACAAGGTACGCACATTGATAGGGTCACGACCAGTCAATGCCTTGATCAGCTCAACGGACAACTTCATCTTGCCTCCATCCGATGCCTCAGACGATGGCTCACTGGTCACGAAGAAGCGAACACCCTTGGCTCTCGCCAGTGTGGGGTTCGGTGCTCCAGACTTGTAAGTAGAAGTGAGGAACTCATTGTCCGCTTGGAGATAGTAATCACCGAGAGCCTGAGCCAAGAGAGTAAAGAGGATACCCTTGCCGTTACCGCCCGTTCCCGTGTGGCAATAGAACTTCTGAAAGTTATTGCGAAAGAATGACATGGCGATGTGCTCCTTCCAATATTGAACCATCTCCTCAGTATCAAAGATGTTCAGAAGCTCCTTATGGATCCACTCACGCATCACAGGAGATGACTCTTCGTTGAGCGTTCGGCGGGTCGTCTTCATCACATAGTCCCATTGCTCCACAGGGCGGATCACCTTCATTCCATAGTCCATCACCAGACCATCCGCAAATGCAATCAGGTTCGTGTTCGTATCAATCAGCTGAGAGAATGAATTGTCCGTGTAGATCGTGCGGAGGTAATCAATGGTGCCATTGATGAAGGTTGTCGTTCCAAGGATCTTATGACACTTGAGAGCCTTCTTAACGGTGTCCTTGTAGTGCTCGTCGTTGTGAGGGATCTCATTGAGTGCCTTCTTGATCTCTCGCTGTAGAGTATCGCTAATAGAAGAGCGTAACGCATCAGGATTCTCCTTTCCCAGCTTCACGATGAGATTGTTGAGGTCATACTTGTACCAGCACTTGTTGGAGTAGATGAACTTCTGGGACGTAATGGAATCGTAGCACTTGGCGGTATCGGCATGATTGATTCCGTCGCCGTTGTATAGGAGACGACGAGGGGTAATACCGAACTTCTCCGCATACTCAATGGGGGAGTCCTGCTTTGCCCAGTAGTGGAGGGAACGCTCAGTAAATCCATCTCGGCGGGTCTTGATCGTGGCGAACCACTCAGACACCTTAGAGGAGTTGTACTTGTAGGACTTCTTTGAGAAGTAGTGGAAGAACTCTTCAGCCATGGCACCCTGAGACTGATGAAGGGCGAAGCCCACCTGAGACCAAGAGCCATACTGAGTCGCTCTATCCACGGAGAGGAGATCAAGGAGGGCATAGGTGGTCTTGAGTTGGTCGTTCATCACATCAATCATGTTCGCACGAGAGACAGGGCGAACCTCGTTATCCTTCTTGCCCTTGACCTTCACCATCTCCAGAAGAGACTCAGGCATCTCCTCAACCGCACCATCGGTCATCACCTCATAGCGATAGGTGGTTCCGTTAAACGTGTAGGATGATGGTGGGGCGAGGATGCATCCGCCATCGTTGCGGATGTCAATGCCTGGGAGGGTAAAGCAATCTGAATCGTTGGCCAGTCCTTCTTGGTAGGTGAAATAGACATGAACGCCGTTCTTAGAGCGAACAGTGTAGTAGTACTCCAGCTCAGGGACACGCTCACAACACGCATGATAAGAGTCCATATCATCAAAATCCACAACGGTAATGCCTGATGCCTTGCCTGTTAGGATGGCGACGTTCTGGCCTCGCTCTGAGGTAGTGATGGATGTCCAGCCTCTAGGGAACTGTGTGCCCTTATCAACGCCATCTTTCTTCTTGTCGTTGTACTTGGGCTGGAAGTGGATAGGGAAGTAGATATAGCCGAGGGAATCATACGTAGCTAGGATGGAGTTCATAGTAGGTTCTTTTTCTACAGAGTGTTTAGGAAATAATCTGGAGATAAAAACACACCGCCACCCGGTTTCAAATTTATACCGAATCGCCGGACGGTTCGGCGGATTCGCCGGAGGGTTCGGGCGTTTGGCGACGGGGACGGCCTGGCGGTCGCCCCTTTGGTACGTATGCATTGCGTTTATACTGTCTCTTACGTGCTCTCTCGTCTTCAAGGAACGCTATGGCATACTGGATGCGTTCAATGGTGATATCTTCTAGCACCATGGTTTTATTGGTGGTCGTTTCAACTAGGACTACGTTCATAACTATCTACATGCTATATAATATTTTTAGATCGTCAAATTTACACGTCCCGAAAAAAATTTGAAGGCCGTCCGCCCCCATTTCTGAAGGTACCCAACCGAACAACCGAACTATGAACCAAGAGAAGATTTCCATGTCCGACTTCATTGAACAAGTATGGAGCGAACTGAGCAGTCAGTACATCAATGATCACTACGAAGAAGACGATGAGTTCCTTATGGATCTCATCAAGAAGACCCTTGAAGAACACCTCCCACGATTTGCAAAGGAGAACGACTGCGAGGAATACCTTGCGGACGAGGACATTATGGATGTCTTGGAGGACATGTTATTGAATGAAGTCCATGACATCTGGCGACAAGCACATGAAGACGAAGAAGACGAATAAAAACCCCAAGGGGGGCAAGAATAAGGCGTTATTTTTGCTACCACAATAATTCCCTAGCCAATCGCTCACGTAACGTCTGTTTAGTGTGTCGTAGATGATACAGTCTCCGATGCTCCTCAGCGTAGGCCTTGCCCTTCTCTTCAAGGAAGGTAGGATAATCTCCATAGGAAGGATCTCCTACTGATGCAATCTTTTGGCCATGCTGATAGACATCTATCTTCTTCTTGGGATTCTTGGAGGGCTTTACTTCTAGACCCAGCAAGAAGGCTTTGCGATACGTGTAGCTTGTGATCCTGTACATACTCTAGCCTCATTTATTTTCCCTGGCCATAAGTAGGCGAACTTGAGCCTCTGCCTTCTCCTTCGTTGTATGCTTCGCAAGTACCTGTCCCGTCTGCTTATTCATCACCTTGTAGAGTTCCTGCTTTGGAAGCTTCCGAATGACGTATGGCATTTCGTATATCTATATTCTATAGCTCTATTAAATGTCAGGCTCCGATCTCAGCAAACTCTTTAAAGCAGTGGATAAAGATGATGCTTCCCCTACCGTACCTATTCTAAAAGGAACCAAGGGATCTATTTCCATTATTAGCGGTAAGAAACGAACAGGCAAGTCAAGCCTCTGGATGAACTTGCTCTCTTCCAATAAACTCTTTGGGGGGTACTTTGGAAACATCTTTTTGATCAGTCCAAGCAAGGAAGAAAAGACTAAACACCTACGGGAAGAATTAGATTCAGAGGGCAAATACTTTGATGCCCTCACGGATGCCAATATTAAGAAGATTTGTGACTACATCACGAACGAGCAGAACGCCCAGAAGATGAAGGAGATGAAGCTGAAGAAGAAACTGCCCCCGATTTACAACCTCATCATTCTTGACGATGTCGTTGCAGACTTGCCACGTAGCATGAAGAAGAACCCAATTACCAGCATGTTCTATAATCATCGCCACTTCAACGCTTCTATCTTCTGTATCACGCAGTCCTATAAGAACATCGCCCCTAACCTCCGCAAACAGGCGGATCTCCTCTATATTTTCCCGATGAACAACAAAAAGGAGATTGAGGCAATCCAAGAAGACTATGATGTTCCCGACGAGGTGTTTAACCAGTGCTTCCATGACGAAAGCGATCATCCATTCTTAACCGTCAATCTCGTAGGTACCCGTCCTCGGTTCTTTCGCAAGATGACCCCCATGATGATTCACACGGAATAAAAATAGCTCACTAGTGTAGAAACATGCCATTGGTTCAATTCACGATCACGTATGATGATCTGCTAAACAATAGCAACGAGACAAACAATGGATTCACGACTGCCCCCATTACCGCATCGCAGACATCATGGAACAATGTCGCCACGGTGAGCCGTCAGTGTAATCTGTATGGTGGAGCGTACAAGGTACGGGTTGATGGTATCCAGGTATTCAGTGGAGCCTATAATATCACGACCTACGCCCAGAATCCGCAGATCATCAACATTAACAGTTCATTGTTCCACTTTCCAGGCGGTGGCTCCCCAGGCCTTCAGAGTTCAAATAACTACTGGAACAACACGCCGTTGGCGGGTCATCGTGAGTTTGAGATTAACACGATCAATGGCCAGATGGATCTGAGCATCAGCATTTCCCAGTTTGGCCAGAGCATCAATGCGGGTGTTAATGCGGTCGTGGCTCCATGGACAATTGATAAGACGGCTACGTGGGGATCGGCGAACTTTGGATACCTCGTGTTGTCGCTGTGGGTAGAATCAGTGGAAGACTCTAAAGCACTTTTTGGATCATCAAAAGGATCCTTTGGTCATCGGGCGTAATCATGCATAAACTCATTATAGAATGATGTATCATTCGTGGATGAGATTATAAGAGTAAGGGGGGGGTATTGGTCATCATCGTCGGATTGCGATTGTGCCATCGGCTTCAAACGCCAACAGTACATCATATACGACAATGATGGTATTCAAGTAAGATGCCTGAGTTGCACCATATCCGGTGAGCTGGAGGTTCAATGTAGTGCAAGGGGTTCCAGCGAACAGACTGCTCTCATCGTCAAACGAGGTAAGATCCCAGCCGATAGCGTACATCTGCTTCGTCCATGGGTTGGAGCTGGAGCCGATGTAGTAGCCACCCATGGACGGCGATGAGTAGATGACCGAGCCCTGAAGATTGTGGTGAAGGGCGTTCTTGAGACCCTGGAAGACCATGGCTGGGTTGTCAAAGATGGCCGAATTGATCTGATTGCCATCAACGAAGACGATGGCGTTGGTACCAGAACCAGACATGGCGGGTGACTCGTTGGTGTCTCGCCAGTATTCCAGCTGATAACTGGCGGAACCAGTAGCAGGGCTTGTATAAGTTCCGTAACTAGCAGTATTGGACGGCATAACAAAACAGGCTCTTACAGAGGACGCATTCAATCCAAGGGAGTAAGACGTCAGAATGGAAGCTGGAACCTGAACCGCCAACGTGCTAGTAAGATTCATGATGAACGGGTGAGACTTGACGGCCATGCGTTCGGCCTCCACGTAGGAAGCGGGGAGCTCACATGCCTGATAGACCAGGTAGGTGTTGCTGATGGTGTAATCCGTCACAGTACCAACACCAGTACCAATGAAGATAGCACGATTCAAAGAAGCGAGATCAATTTGGAGGGTCAGCGGGGCTGACAGTAGATAGTTCGGGAAGTCCTGAGTGCTGGAGTTAAAGGCAGACAGGGGCAACGGCAGAACCAAGTCAATAAAGGCCGAAGTCGTAGAGGTGACCGAGAACGGGGCACCAACACCACACAACAGCTGAGCGTCCGACTGCAGGTAGGAAGCGTTGCTATTATGCATGAGGAGCAAGTTCATGTTGTCGTTCAGATAGTTCTGTTGCTCTATGACGGCAGAGTTGGCACCATACAGAGTCATACGATTGATACAAGCATAGCCGTTACCAAAAGAAGGAACTTGTTGGACGAGGGTACCCGCACCCTGGAAACCAGGCTGAGCGTTGGCGGTACCCGCTACCAAACCAGTACCCGTCACCGTGACACGGGCACGAAGTGCCATGGTGCCACGAGTGATGGAGTAATTGCTAGGCGGCACGTTAAAGAGAACCACACCGCCCGAAGATTGCGACTGCGAGGTGGATGACACCTGGAAGATGCGGTTGCGGGTCTTGATCGCCTGAGCCGAAGAGTTAGACTTCAGAGACGAGGGAACGTCCTGAGTCATGTACGAATGCACCTCTTGGTTAATGCCTGAGAAGTGTGTAGCCATTGTATTCTATACTTGGGATACACATTTTTTTTGAGACCAACGCCTCATTTTGTGAACTTGTAGTAGTTGCCGAAATCCAGGTTATTAACCTCCTGAAGCGTTCGGCGATTATGAACAGAATGGGCGACATCGGAGGGCTCCACTACCGGAAGACCGTGACCCCACCCATACATCAGCGATTTCTGGCCACTAGGGTTAGCGTGAAATTTATCCAGAGAAGAAGTGGGGACAAGCTTCTTACCCAACATACCAGACGGAACCGGTGCCTTTCCGTGAAAAGCGGGATCTACCTGATTGGGAATGAAATTTGGCTCGTGTTTTACGGTAGCATGGACAAAGGATGACCACTGACGTGGTTCTTTCTGACGGTATCCGTGGCTCATTTCTACTGAGGCGGAGGAATTTCTTGTGCCTGTTTGACCTCTTGCTGGTTCATCTGCTTCTGCTCATTGATCTCTTTCTCTAACTGCTCACGTTGTGCCAGTAAGTCCCGTAACAAGTTATCACGCTCTGCTATTAACTGCTTAGGAAGGGCAACACCTGATACCTCCAGTTTGTCCTGATAGGCATTGTTGGGTTTTATTTGCACCTCATCAATCTGAATCTCTATACCATAATTGACTCCCTGTAAATCCAGTGAATAGCTCGTGGAAAGGTTATCAGATACATACAGATTCAAATCAGACAAGAACTTATTACTGATCATTGATTTAGTTTCTGATCTCAAATAGATGATACTGTTTGGTAATGTAGTAACTGGTACTTTTGCGACGATATCCGAGTTTTGATAGCTTTGTACGATCGCTTCAAAATTGTTCTGGAATTTGAGCGAGTCAGAGCGGATATAGACGGAGGTGATGGGGTTACACATTACCTTATTGGGCGATGTCAGGACTACCGCCGTTCCGAATGTTTGATCCGCTTGAGGGAAACCGTTCATGATGCCGAGCACATAGGAGATGGAGAACTTGAGGACAATCGTGGCCGTGAAAGAGAGACCTGTCATAGTCATTGTGGTGAATCCCGTTTGCGAATTGTAAGTAAAATTGAAATTGGAGGCGGTAATGGTGGAGCCTGTCCAATGAAGGGCAATGTCTGCAACAAGGGAGGTAGCTAGTTGAGTTTGTAGCTGGTTAATGTTGTAATTGCCTTCTGGGATGTTCATCGTGGTAGAGGAGAAGTTACGAGCCCCCGTACTGTCCGTGTATGTGTAAGGGAGGTTGTAGTTAGTAGTATTTACCTGTGAAAAGCTATAGGGCAATTCAATCATAGGAGTACTGATCAGAAAGCGGTTATTGGTATTGGTTAATACGATCGGAGTCGTAAAACGCCATGTACAATTGTTGGGCGTTCCCGAGTTAGCCTCTCGGGTGTTCAGGTAGAGGGTGTAGGATTTAACTACTTCCATTTCTTTTCTTATCTATTAGTAAGAATTATAAATGGCCTCTACAAACGGGCTACAGAATAACAGCTTAGTAGTCAATACGATTGATGGCCTTCAAACCATCTACGCAACTTCTATTTATGATAACGGGGTACTCTTACAGCCTGGGAGCTATGTACCATACAGTGGAGCTACACAAGGGGTCAATCTAGGAGGGCAGGAATTGCAGACATCCTATGTTCCTACAGTTGGCTCCGACGTAGTCAATCTTACCGCTCTTCAGAATGCCATTCTATATGTGGAAGGCATAGCGACGGCTAATTTTGTGCCTTACACGGGAGCTACCACTGATACAGATCTTGGCTCTAAAAATATCAAAACGACCCATGTGCCGACCGTGGGGGCAGATCTCACGAACAAGACCTACGTAGATGGAGCGATTTCCACGGCTGGTAGTGCCTTCGTACCCTACACGGGAGCTACTACCAACGTAACCCTAGGAACTCATACCCTGACAACAGCTGGTCTCACGGATACAGGCTCGGCATCTATAGCGGGAACGGTCACGCTCACGGGCATCGCATCAGGAACACCAGCAGTCACCCTAGGCCTAAATTCCAGTAATCAAATAATTAGCTTTGCGGATTATGTCGCACCAATTGGTGGCAGTGTATCAGCCACAAAGATCCCCTATGCATCCAGTGCCAACGTTCTAGCCGATAGCATTCTAAGCCAAAGTGGATCCACTGTAACGGTAACAGGGAATGAGACGGTAACGGGTGACCTTGTTCTTAGTGGTGTGACTACTGCTAGTGCGACGTATGGGTTGGGAGTCAATGGTAGCAATAAGGTAGTTCAATATTCCATCACACCCTACACGGGATCGGTATCGGCAGGATATTATCCATACGCATCCAGTGCCAATGTCCTAGCCAACTCCTATCTTTTTCAGGGCTCCAACTTTGCCTCTTTTTTTCAAACCACTAGCGGAGCTAGTAACCCACCAACTTCTACTACGAACACGGTCACGGTTAATGGAGCGATCTATTACACGGGAGCATACCTAGGCTCTGGCCTGGCATCCGTTGGTCAGGATGCATCCACGAACAAGAACTACATAACAATGGCGGGTGCGAGTGGCACACTGACGCAGAACTACTATGGACACACTGGAACGGGAAACTTCCCAGATGCTCAGATTTTGGTCAGTAATACAACCGCTAATACTACTTCAAGTAATACAGGTCAGATGGTAATCAATGCGGGGTCATTGGCATTACCGCCGACTACGATTACAACCGCTGGAAATGCTGTTACACCATTCATCATCTCACACAGTGGTTCATACATCAATCAGTGTCTGATCACATCTTCATCATCTGATACAACATTATCACTTGCGAATAGTGGAACGGGAGGCCATACTTGGAATTTGGGAAGTGGTAGCGGATCATCTGGTGGTGGCAATGGTAGTTTCTACATTTTTGATTATACAGCATCATCCGTTCGTTTTGTAATTGATAAAAACGGTAATGTAGGAATTGGTGTTGCATCCCCAGATTGGCCGTTAAGTGTTAAGGGTGTGTTTGAAATCATTGATGTTTCAACTTCCCAGAAATACGCAATGTATAGTGATAGTAACGTTTTACAAATCAATCCAAGAACTTCATCAGGTGGTTATTCAACCTCAGGAATATCTATTAATTCAAGCGGAAATGTTGGTGTAGGTTTGATAGCACAAACACATATACTTCAAGTTCTACAAAACATACCTATTCCTTCTTTTACAACCACACAAGACTTTCCGTGTCAATTGGCTTTACAATCAAATAGTGCTTGGTTAAAAATGGGTCAATTTTATTCGTCAGGAGTTGGGGCACCTGCATTTATTCAATCAAGCGATTACTATTCAGGGGCTGAACATCCCCAACCTCTTTTAATTCAACCATTAGGTGGTTATGTTGGCATTGGGGTAACAAGTCCATATACTTTTCTTCATATATCAGGTAGTTCAGCAGGTAAAATAGCAAGTTTGATTTCAAATATTAATACCGCAGTTTCATCTTCTGCTTGTCTTCAATTCGGACTTTGGCCGTCTTCAGGTTCAGGCACATCATCACCAGCTGGAGAAATAGCGGCTATTTGCCAAAATGCAAGTAATGGAAACACGGATATGGCGTTCTCTGTTTTTACAGGAACCAGTGTATCTCCTAACTATACCCTTGTTGAGCGTATGCGTATAACAGCAAACGGTAATATTGGACTTGGAACAAGCACCCCCAAATACTTTTTAGATGTTCAGTGGAACGGAGCGGGATATTTGGCCTCTACCGCACCAAATACTGTAGTTGCCAGTTTTACTCGTTCTATCTCTTATTTCTCAACGGACAGAACTGATATAGAAGTAGGTTCATCTAATACTGCAGCAGGTAACTATGGTAACATCTACAAATATCGTATGGGTGCTTCTTATCACGGAGGCAATGCAGATTTTCAAATCAATGCCGTTCAATGTAATGCGTCATCATACACGGGAGCGGACACTGTTCTTCCAAGATTGACTATTGATTCTTCGGGAAATTGCGGTATTGGCACAACGGCTCCTACTCAGGTATTGGATGTCAATGGATCAGTAAATGCAGCTGGATATATTGCAACGACAAGCACCAACCAGTTTTATACTGGAAATGGTGGTTTTTCTGTTGATTCACGATTTTCATATGGAGGTCGTAATTCAATATGGAATTCTACATCGGCTGTCTCAGCTGGTGGAATGAGTTCTTGGAATGCGTCAGGTTACACGTTATTCTGTAATACTTATGCTCCTACAAATACACAATTTGCTCTCGCCCTT